GAAAGACTTAGTAATCTTGCTTCTCGATTTAACAGTTTAACTCTCTTGACTCCAGATTTCTTTTTCGGCGTAGGTAATCTCCGTAAGGAGACGAACCTGACCCGAAAATTAGTCTGTATTCAAGATAAGGAAACTAAAACTCGAGAAGTAGCTGTTCTTGATTATTGGAGCCAGAGCGCTCTCCTTCCTCTCCATAGATATGAACTTAAGTTCTTATCTAGGATTGATCAGGATTGCACAATGAAACAAAATAAGTATTTTGGATATCTCCGAACTAAACCAGGAGACCATTATTGGTCAATTGATTTAACTGCGGCGACAGACAGAATGCCTATTCTTGTTCAGCACCAATTTTTAAGTATCTGGTTTGGAAACCAGTATGCAGATGCATGGCGAGAAATAATGGTCGGTACCCCGTTTTCCTACAAAGGGAGAGAAATCTCTTACTCTGTTGGGAATCCGATGGGTGCCTACTCATCATTTAACACTTTTGCTATCTGTCACCATTTCTTTGTTTACCTTGCATGCAGAGCATGTGATGTAAACTGGAAGAGGTGTCCTTATATGCTTCTAGGGGATGACATAGTCATCGCCCATGATGGAGTAGCTAAGGAGTACTTAAAGATCCTTGACCTCTGGGGAGTAAACGTAAGTTTACAGAAAACCCACAAGTCAAAATATGCATTTGAGTTTGCTAAGCAAACTCGTTTGCATAAGGAGAACGTATCACAATTTCCATTTTCTGCACTCTTTGATCGTAGATCAGAGACCTTCACGACCACGGGCATAATAGCCAATGAGTTTTGGAACAAGAAGTGGGAAGTTGATATGGTGTCTTCACTCAAGAATTACTTTATTGAGGTTCTCCAATGGCCAAGGCCAAAGTTCAGAGCAATTGCTCCTACTTTGGAATTGTCCATTGATATCCTTGGATTCTTAAAAGGCCATAGAAGTTTAGGTGACGGAATTATCCGTTACGTATCTACTAAGGTCAGTTCTGAGTTTCAGATGGATAGTTGGGATTTAGAGTTATACTCCAAATTCCTCCTATTACATCTTATCCACAGAACCTTTCTCGAATCCAGGGAGAGAGTTATCTCAAAAAAGAATAAGAAACCTCTTGGTCTGCTAGCAGAACAAATGGTTATGCTTATTACTTCTCTTGATGAAGACGTGATGGGTATAGCATTCTCAAATATTGAGGCTGTGCCCTTTCTCCAGATATATGGTCGAGCCGAGGAAACTTGGCTGAACCTCCGGACGGACCTTTCAATTTACCAACTTGGTGAATCAACGAAAGTGTTCAAAAGGATGTTTCAAAAGATCAATATCCCTGGATCTGACGATGATTTCCACACCCGACATCGTGACGTAGTCATAATGCAGGCGGCGAAAGCTGCTAAGCAG